CCGAAGAGATTGCCTTCCCACGTGGCGTAAATGGATTGAAGGAATATGCTGGATCTTCAACGATCTATAAAAAGGGAACACCGATTCATGTTCGTGGTGCATTACTGTTTAACCACTATGTGAAACAAAATAAGTTGGATAAAAAGTATCCAATGATTCGTGATGGCGATAAAATTAAATTCTTGTATATGAATATTCCAAACACTATTCAGGAAAACGTGTTTGCGTTTTCCAGTGAGATGCCAAAGGAACTTCAGCTACATAAATACGTTGACTATGATTTAATGTTCGAGAAAGTTTTTCTTGAACAACTTGAAAGTTTGATCCAACCTATCGGTTGGTCTATAGAACAAAAATCTAATTTAGAGGAGTTTTTTGGATGAAAAAAATATATTACGTAGTAGGATTTCTTTTCCTAGCATTAATGCTTCCAGCAAAAGCGCAGAAGACACCAGAAAGTGTTCTTCATGATTGGAAAGTAACTAAAGTCAAAGACGGTGATACTATCGAATTTGAAGCAAAGTTTCTACCACCACCATTGAAGCCAGTTCTTTCGGTTCGTGTGTTTGGTGTTGACACTCCAGAAAAAGGAGCACGTGCACAATGCCCTAAAGAAGCAAAGATGGGCGAAGAAGCAACTGCGTTTACAAAGAAAGCAGTAGCTGATGCTAAACAAATTAAGGTAGCTCTAATGTCTTGGGATAAATTTGGTGGTCGTGTGCTTGGAGATGTTATCCTTGACGGACAAAGTCTAAGAGACCAACTAATTGCTAAAGGACTTGCAAGAGCATACTTTGGTGATGCAAAGCAATCATGGTGCAATTAACTTGACATTTATACACATTTCTTATATACTAATACTAAACATACGGATAACAACATGGAATTTTTAAAAACAATCGTAAAGGATCTTGACAATGAATATGCTGGACTTGCTGATGATGGCGTTGTCGGCGATACTGCTGGTTTCATTGACACTGGTAGTTATGCGTTCAATGCTTTACTCAGTGGTTCTATTTTTGGCGGTCTACCTTCTAATAAAGTTACTGCCCTTGCGGGAGAGTCCTCAACAGGAAAAACTTTTTACGCCCTCGGAATATGTAAATACTTCCTTCAGTCTAACCCAGAAGCAGGAGTGGTTTACTTTGAAACCGAAGGCGCATTAACAAAAGACATGCTAACAGAACGTGGTATTGATACACGTAGGTTTGTTATTGTTCCCGTATCTACTGTTCAAGAGTTTAGAACTCAAGCAGCAAAAATTCTTGATGCTTATGAAAAGCGTCCAAAGAATGATCGCCCACAACTACTCATGTGTCTTGACTCTATGGGTATGCTTTCAACATCTAAAGAGATGGAAGATATTGGCGAAGGTAAGGATACTAGAGATATGACCAGAGCACAATTAGTGCGTGGTGCATTCCGTGTTCTATCTTTAAAACTTGCGAAACTTGATATCGCAATGGTTGTTACTAACCATACCTACGCAGTTGTTGGTGCTTATGTTCCAACTAAAACTATGGGTGGTGGTGATGGTTTGAAGTATGCTGCTTCAACTATCGTGTTCTTGTCTAAGTCAAAAGACAAAGATGGAACTGAAGTTATCGGTAACATTATTAAGTGTAAATTAGAGAAGTCTAGATTCACCAAAGAACAATCTATGGTTGAAACTAAACTATCATTTACAAGTGGTCTTGACCGTTATCATGGTCTTACAGATATGGCTATTGAAGCAGGTATTTGGAAATCACAGGGTGGACGTATTGAACTTCCTGATGGTAAGAAAGTATTTGGAAAACATATCTCTGAAGATCCAGAGAAATACTTTACACCAGAAATGTTGAAGGCGCTTGATGCGTTTGCTGGAAAGAAATATAAATTTGGACAAGAACAGATTGCAACTGCAGATACTGAGGAGTTAGAAGATGACACAGTACAAGCTGATTGAGCATAAAAATAATGATGCAATTTACACAATACAGTTGACAGATGGTAAATATTCAGGTATAATTTATGAATATGGTAAAGTTGAATTAACCCCATTTGAACAAAATGGCGAAGAAGCTGTAAAGCTGTCATTTGATTACACCATTCATAATGAAAAAATGAATGTTGTTAATGGGGTTGTTCAGAATGAAGAGTTTGACAAAGTTGACTTTGAGCAAACCATAGGTGAAATACTTTCTTCTTTAATAGAAGAAGGTGTACAAAATAATTCAATTGTTTATTCAGGTGGTGTTGATGAGAATAGAGAAAACGATTCTAGCGAATCTGCTGCATAATGAAACTTACTGCCGTAAAGTATTACCACACATAGATCCAGATTATTTCTCTGATAGAAAAGAGAAAGTACTTGCTACTGAAATTATTAAATTCTTCAGTGAGTTTAACAAACAAGTAACGAATGAAATCCTAGCAATTGAAGTTGGAAATAGAACCGATCTCACCGAAGTTGAATCTAAAGAAATTCAACAATATATCTCAGATCTAGTTCCAACTGATACCGTTCAGGATTGGTTAGAAGTTGAAACAGAATCATTCTGTAAGCAAAGGGCAGTCTATAATGCTATTATGGACAGTATTAAAATCATCGATGGTAAAGACAAAGTCAGACAGCAAGATGCCATTCCATCATTACTGTCTGATGCTCTTGCTGTTTCTTTTGATAATCACGTGGGTCACGATTATCTGGAAGACTTTGAAGCACGATGGGACTTCTATCACCGTGTTGAAGAAAAACTCCCTTTCGATCTCGACATGCTCAACACAATCACCAAAGGTGGTTTGTCTAGAAAAACACTAAACATTATTCTTGCTGGCACTGGTGTCGGTAAATCTTTGTTTATGTGTCACGTTGCAGCAACATCCCTTATGCAAGGTAGAAATGTTCTCTATATTACTATGGAGATGGCAGAGGAACGTATTGCTGAACGTATTGATGCCAACCTACTTAATCTTGGTATGGACGAACTTGCTGTTGTTGACAGAGAATTATATGAGCGCAGAGTTGAAAAACTAAAAGCGAAGACGCAAGGCAAATTGATTGTCAAAGAATATCCAACTGCATCTGCTCACTCTGGTCACTTCCGTGCTTTGCTAGAAGAACTAAAAATGAAACGTGAGTTTAAGCCAGATATTGTGTTTATTGATTATCTAAACATCTGCGCTTCCTCTAGATTGAAACTTGGTCATAGTGTTAATACATATACGTATATCAAGTCTATTGCTGAGGAACTTCGTGGATTGGCTGCTGAATATAACGTACCAGTTGTATCTGCAACCCAAACAACAAGAAGTGGTTTTACAAATAGTGATCCAGGACTAGAAGATACTTCTGAGTCTTTCGGTCTACCAGCTACAGCTGACTTGATGCTTGCATTAGTGGCTACTGAAGAACTTGATGAGTTGGGTCAAGTTATGGTTAAGCAGTTAAAAAATCGTTATGCAGATCCAGGAAATTACAAGAGGTTTGTCATAGGGGTTGACAGAAGTAAAATGAAGTTATATAATGTTGAAGTGAGTGCTCAGTCTAATATTGGAAGTGCGCAACAGAAGTCGCCTACATATACTATGAAGAAGGAAGATATCGGTCAAGATGATACTCCCTTGTTCGATAGGAGTCGCAAATCCAAAGCAATTAATGCTGAGTTCAATTTTTAAAGGATAGAATTATGACACGAGTTATTGTAGCAGAAACTAAACACGATTGTGAACATCTAATGGGCATGTTCCTTGATGAGTCGCACTATGACATTCTTGTTGAAGAAGACACTGACTGTTATCTTCCTGTTGGTATGGGTGACGATATTTCTGAACAGAAAGTCGCTTTCAAGTTTAGAAAGAACTTCTTTACTAAGGAAGAACAAGATTCAGCATATCATGGTTTGAGAGAAGCTGCTCAACGAACAGAGAATCGTGGTCTTGCTTCAGGCATTAAAGCAGGAACATCTGTTAATGGCGAAGGTCGTGAGTGGGTTACTAACTATCAAGAAGATATGATGCAGGCAATTCTTGATGCTCGCAAGGCATCATTGCACGGTGAAGATCCTATTGATGTTGTTCGTTCAAAATATCCAACAACAGAGTCACGTCTAAAAGCACTTGGTTCTGGTAAAAATAATGTTTGGGTTATCTCACGTTTCCGTGGCAAATTTAATTTTGATGAATGGGTTGATTCTATTATCCCTCTATCTTCAGAAGAACGTGCTAAATCTTGTGAAGAAACACAGAAGATGGTTAGTGAAACTTCCTACGGTAATCCTGTAGACTCAGGTATTGCTGGTTGGTTTGATCGTTATCCACGTATCCCTTATGGTCGTGCTACAACTTATACACGTGATAACTTTGACAAATTTAAAATGGCGTTTCCGTTCTTACAGCACTTGGCTAAAGGTTTCAAAGAACTTATGCCATGGCGTTACGGCAATCAAATGGAAGCTGCGAAGAAGATTGATTCTCGTTGGCTTGTTCCCGAAACACCATTCACTACTGTAACTGTTAACAAGACATTTAGAACTGCTGCTCATCGTGATGCTGGTGACTTAGATACTGGCTTGTCTAACTTGATGACACTTTCTAACGATGGAAGATACAGCGGTGGTTATTTGATTTTCCCCGAGATTCGTGTTGCTGTTAATGTGCGTCCAGGCGATCTATTGCTAGTCAATAACCATGAAATTATCCATGGCAATACACCTATCGTTTGTGAAGAAGGTTCAGAGCGTGTTTCATTGGTTGTATACTTCCGTGAAAAAATGCTAGAACTTGGAAGCAAAGAATATGAAGACTTACGCTATGAATTCGTTGAGTCACGTCGTGCTGACGCAAGCCGACCAGAGAAGATTAAAAATAAATTGTGGAACGGTGTTTCTCCAAACATGTGGGAAAGCGAAGAGTGGTATGACTACCTTCGTGAAAAAGGTGGAGAACAGATGCTTCATACCTATCACCCAAAAGCAAGCGCAGGATCCCTTGCTGATTTCTTAGGATAATATATTATGTCACTACATGAGTTTCTTGGTGAAGAAAGAATGCTAGAGTGGTTCTACTCTAAAAACTCTAGCAACACAGGAAAGAAAGTTGGATACCGTAGAGTATCTGGTAAGATTGGTTTGACCAGTAAAGAGAATGGTGTTCGTGGAGCATGGGTTGAAAAACGTGTTGCTCTGTTTAAGAATATGCTTGACTTCGGGTATAGGATTATTCCATTGTCAGAACCAACAGACGCAACTAGAGATGATGGGTTTGGATCTTTTGCCACCTATCAAGAGTGTGATGTTTTGATGCTAGAGTTTGGTGGAACCAATTTACAGTTCTACCAGAAGTATTGGGACACAACCGTAGATATGATTAAGGCGCATAAAGGTCGCATCATCTTTTTGAATGACGATCCTGACCTTCCATTCCTGTGGGAGTTGTTGCCTGACGAAGACTGGT